AGGAGACTTACCTATTAGTGGGTTTCTTTCTTCGTAACGACAGTTAGGTTTTGTTTCTTGACAATTTATAAGGTCAAAGGTTTGTCCAACATCAACAACATTTAGTCCAACATAAGTTCCAAATAGAATCTTATCTGTCTTTTTCCAATCTTTAAAATCTGCTTGTGTGTTTAAACTAAATAAAACACACAGTGTACTAACTGCCCGAATCAAATTCACGACGACACGTCATCCTAGATTTTTTAGTCCCCGATTTGTTTAAAGTGCCTGCACACCTAGAAATATATGTTGCTTTCGCTTCTTTATAATCAGGGCGATCCTTAGGGTTTGCAGCCCACGCAAGCTTTGCCTCTTCGCCAATTTTTCCTTGATACGGGCAAGGCGTGCCAGCCATCTGCATGGCTTTAAATACTCTTGGATCTAAGCACAACACTGAAACTGCGGCTACTTTCATGCCTGTATCGTATAGATATTTGGATAGTTTTAATCTTTCACAATTTTCATCTCGGACTGTTCTACCAGCAGATAGACCAAACACTTGGCCTTGAAATGCACCAGAACGACCCACAGTACAAAGGTCTTGGCTGTAGCTCATTATGCTTGGTGCAATCGCAGAAGCAGGCGGTGCTTTAGTTGTGATGTTTTGATTAATTGTTTGTTCAGACTTCGACTCGTTAATGTTTCTGTTTGTATTGTCAGATTTACTGGTGTTCTCATTCACATTTTTATTGTTAGTCTGCACATTTGAGTTTGAGGTTGACTCGTTTTTATTCACGTTTGTATTAGTCGATGTCGACGTGTTGTTATTGTTGTTGGTATTGGTGTTCGTGCTTGTCGACGTGTTGTTATTGTTGTTTGTATTAGTCGACGTGCTAGTGCTTGTATTTGTGTTGTTGTTAGTGTTGGTGTTGTTGTTTGTATTAGTCGACGTGCTAGTGCTCGTATTGTTGTTTGTATTAGTCGACGTACTGGTGTTCGTATTGTTGTTTGTATTAGTCGACGTGTTTGTATTGTTGTTTGTATTAGTCGACGTGCTTGTATTTGTGTTCGTGTTGGTATTGGTGTTTGTACCAGTAGAAGTGGTCGTATTTGTATTGTTGTTGGTATTAGTGTTTGTGTTCGTAGCAGTTGACGTACTGGTGTTGTTGTTTGTATTCGTATTGGTGTTGGTATTTGTATTCGTATTAGTACCAGTAGACGTTGTTGTAGTCGTATTGGTATTTGTGTTGTTATTGGTGTTGGTATTAGTATTCGTATTGGTGTTTGTGTTCGTATTCGTATTGGTTGTGGTCGTAGTCGATGTAGTCGTCATCGAGTTCTGTTCACAATACTGTTCCCCAGCAGTACAGTCACCAGTCTGATCTGCTTTAACACTAGTTGCTGTAAATAACAGCGCTAACCACCACGCTGCAAAGATGCCCCACTTTGCCACGGCCATTTCCTCCTTAAATTTATATTAGGCCAAAAGCTCTGAACGTGTCCCAAAGAACGTAGGAAAAACAAATCCAGAAAGATCTTTTGTAGAATTGAAATTCGTTAAAGACTTCTTTTGAGATTTTCCCTCTTTGGAACAGTTCATACATTTATTTATCTTTTGCTTTCCAAATATTCAATGCACACATGTCGATGATTGAATACACTTTTTTCATCCAACCCGTTTTTTGCGGTGTTGGTGTTACCATAGCAATCACAC